GCCCCCGGCACCAATTTTCGATCGCCGCTTATGGGTGTTCATCACGGTCCAAGTACCGGGAGGCTGCAAGGCCCGGATGAGCGCAGTGCAGTGCGCGCCCCTTCTGTGGGGTTGCGTGATGAGCACGCATAAGCGGCGATCAATGAATGCGGCTCCCCGATAGGCCATGCCTGGGGGATAACCAAAGGCACACCGTATGGGCGCCGGCTGCTACCAACTTCGATCGAGGGCGGAACGGCCTCCCGCCACGCCGCTGAGCGCAAGCAGGCGGCAAAGTACGCGCAAGCGGAAGAGATGCGGGCACATGGGCAACCCGCCGATCGAACTCCTTTCCATGCATCGGTGAGCCCGCGGGGGTGGCACGGTCTCCAAAACCGAAGTCCGCTGGTTCGACTCCAGCCACCGATGCCAACCTTAAGGTTCATCATGCTGTTCTCAATCCTGCTGGGCCTCGTGCCCAAGCTCGGGTCGTGGTTCGTCGACTATCTGAGCAAGAGGTCCGACAACGAACTCGAGAAGATCAAAGCGACGATCGGCGGAGACGTTCAGCTGAATGTTGCCGAGCTTCGCTACAAGGTCGAGATCGCCCGAATGGCGGCCGACATGCGCAAGGACGATCGCGAGCACTGGTTCACCGCATGGATGGTGCCGTGTGCCTTCATGATCTTCATCATCCACATCGCCGCTGTCGTCTTCGACAGCATTCCGCTGCTCGGCCACGAGGTCGGAAGCTGGCAGGTAGCCAAGCTGCCTGGCCTGTATGCCGACATGCAATACAACATCGTCATGACGATCTGTGGCGTGGCCGGGGTCGCATCCCTCAAGAAGATTTTCACCCGATGAAGCCACTCACCGATTCCACCGTGGTCTCCGACGTCATGGAGACCGGCAAGCCCGTCGTCATCAAGTTTGAAGCCAAGTGGTGCGCCCCGTGCAAGGCAATGACTCCCGTCCTCCTCGACATCGAGAAAGAATACGGCCAGCGCGTTCAGTTCTTCACGGCCAACGTGGAGCACTGCCAGAACGTGACGCAGCTGTTCCAGGTCAGCCAAATCCCGGCGCTGCTCGTGGTCCAAGGACGAACGGTCCTGGCCAAGCGCGTCGGCTCCGCTTCCAGAGCGGAAATCGTCCAGTGGATGCGGCAGTCGATCCCAGGCCTAAGAGATGACGGCTGAACGCAGAGAGAAGTTCGTCATCGACTTCGAGTCGATGTCAATCGTCTACGAGGGCGGCTTCTCTGTGCCGATCGTCGGAATGATCGACCGCTTCGACATGGAGACGGATGATCCCGATGAGGCCGAGGAGCTGCTGGTCAAGATGGCCGGTGAGGGAATCGTGGTCGTCATGTTCATGAGCGATCTCGAAGCCGCAATCGTAAATACCGGCCACGCCTAAGAACAAGAAGAAGAACAATGAGTGATCTACCGCCGCGTCGCCGGGGACGGCCGACGAATGAGGAGAAGGCTGCCCGCGAGGCTGCCGCCAAGGCAAAGTCAGAAAAGGACGCCAAGGAGACCGAGTTTCTTGATGATGTGCTCGCCAAGCCCATCAAGCGCCGCTCGGCCAATTCCAAGCTGCATCCGGACGAAGATACGCTGCGAACAATCGGCGAGCTGGGCAAGCTCTTCTGTACGCAGGAAGAGGTCGCCGCTGTGCTCGGCGTCTGTCGCAAGACGTTCCAGACGTTCCTTGCTGAAGTTCCCGAGGCCCGCGAGGTCTGGGATGACGGCTTGATGCACGCGAAGGTCTCTCTGCGCCGCAAGCAGCTCGGGCTTGCCGACAAGAATGCTCCGGCCGCGATCTTCCTCGGCAAGAACTACCTCGGCCAGAAGGACGAGAGCACCACCAACATGAACATCTCCAAGCCCGTCGCCGAAATGAGCGAAGCGGAGCTGATGGAGATTGCCATGCGCAAGACCGCGCAGCCGGCCAAGGCGGCAGAGCCGAAGAAGGACAGCCTCCACTGAGAGTAACCGCGAGGGAAAGCAATGATCAACGACCAGAAGCGATCCCGCGCGGTGACCGAGGATATCCGTCAGCAGCGTCGCCAGGCTCTCGAACAGCAGCTCTGGCAATCGAAGAACTATTCCGAGGTGAAGCGTGAGGCGGCGGCCAATCCGGTCGCTCCGCCCGCGCCCACCCCAGAGCCTGTTCCACCCCCACCCGACCGCGAGGTCGTTCTACCGAAAGAGGAAAAAATCACCATGGGTCTCCCCCATCTCGTTATCGTCGGCGCTGACAAAGGCGGCGTCGGTAAGACCGTAGTTGCCCGCACCGTGCTCGATTATTTCAAGGCTCAGGGCGTCGACGCCCGGGCGATCGACACGCAAATGCCGCAGGGCAATCTCAAGCGCTTCCATCCCGAAGTTACGGAAGTCATCGACCTGTCCAGTTCTGATGGCCAGATCAAGGTGTTCGACTCGCTGGCCAACAGCCCCGTCACCGTGATCGATATCCAGGCCGGCCTTCTGACCCCCACGCTCACGCTGCTCAGCGAGATCGGGCTGCTCTCCATGGTCGAAGACGGCAAGATGAACGTGACGGTGATGCACGTCATCGGCAGCACGGTCCAGTCCCTGAGCGAGATCGAGGGCGCCGCCAAGATCCTCACCGGATCGCGCCACTTCATCGTGAAGAACCACACCAACGATGCCGCGTTCTTCGCCGGCCTGAACGTCTCAACCGACGCTCTGTCGACCGGCACCGCGCTGATCGACATCAAGAAGCTCGATGAGCGCGCCACCGAGTACGTCGAAGCTGCGGTCGAGAAGGGCCTGACCGACGCGACCTCCTTCGCAGGCTATGCCAAGAACGGAGACTCCTTCGTCATGAAGGGCAAGATCGGTCATTGGCTCAAGGGCGTGTTCGCTCAGTACGACGCGGCCAAGCTGAACATCAAGTAATCGAAGAGAACAAGCCCCCTGACGGGATCGATCGCGGCAGCCGGAAACGCAAGTTACCCGGTGGCGATCGACCGCAATACTAAGTCCTGAATTAACAGGACGATCCTCTTGGCCAGAGGGCGTGGGGTCCTCTTTTTTCTGACGCGGTGGCCGAGCGGTCAGGCAGCGGATTGCAACCCCGTGCAGGCTGGTTCGACTCCAGCCCGCGTCTCCAATCACTCTGACCAAGTTGCCGCTTCGGGGGCATCCGCCGAAAGGCCTTGGTCGGAGTCTAAACTCTTCCAACAAAGAAGGCACAACAATGTCCACCATGACCATGCAGTATCAGAAGCTGCTGATCGATGATGCCCGTCTGATCACGGTGTCTGATCTCGTTCTCGATGCGGACGGTACGACCTGGGTCCGCACGATCCGCTTCTACGGCGATCCTGTCACCAATGGCGCTCCGACCGCATTTGCGGAAGTCGTTACGCGCTCCGACAATAAGGATGACCTGGAGATCCAGGCGCCGGGCTTCAAGTACTGATCCTGTCAATCTGACACACGAAATTCTGGGGTCGCTTCGGCGGCCCCTTTTTTCATTTCCTACGGTACAATCGTGAACAACCTTATCGACGTCTCCCCCGAGGAGGCGGCGGCCGAGATCCTACGTCGTAGGAGGGGCCGCGAACGCCTCATCGGCTTCACCGAATACACGCTCCCGAAATACAACGCCGACCCGTTCCATCACCTGGTCGCTGAGAAGCTTGAAGCTGTCGAGCGCGGCGAGATCAAGCGACTGATGCTCTTCGCGCCGCCGCGGCATGGAAAGAGCGAGCTGTCGACGCGCCGGTTTCCAGCCTACTTCATGGCGCGCAATCCGGACAAGAACGTCATCTCGGCGTCCTACAACGCCGACTTCGCCACGTCGTTCGGCCGTAACGTCCGAGACATCATCAAGGGCAACGAGTTCAAAACGTTGTTCCCGGATGTCGGCATTCGTACCGACCAGCGCGCCGCCGACGACTGGCAGCTTGAGCAGGGCGGTCAGTATTACGCGGTGGGTGTCGGCTCCGGTACCACCGGTAAGGGTTCGCACCTCTTCCTGATCGACGACCCGATCAAGGACCGAAAGGAAGTCAGCTCCGCCAACTTCCGCGAGGATCAGTGGAACTGGTACCGCGACGTCGTTTACACCCGTCTCGAAGAGGACGCCGCAATCGTCCTCACGCTGACGCGGTGGCACTACGACGACATCGCTGGCCGCCTCATCGATCTGATGAACGACAAGAAAGGTCTCCCGTGGGAGATCCTGTACCTGCCGGCGCTGCCCTACACCAAGAAGATCAAGCGAGACGACGGCACCGAAGAGATAATCCTCAACGACGACGGCACCGTTCCCGGAGACCCTCTCCGGCGGAAGCCGAACGAGCCACTCGCTCCGCGCCGCTTTTCCTACAATGCGCTGATGGATCGCTCCGACGTTCTCGGCGAGCGTTCCTTCGCCGCACTCTATCAGCAGCAGCCGATGGCGGACGACGGCGGCATGTTCAGCGCCGCATGGTTTCAGCACCCGACTGAGCTGCCGGCAAAGCGATCTCGCGTTCGCGCATGGGACTTGGCCGCCTCTGCTGACGGTGACTACACCGTTGGCGTCCTGATGTCGAAGGACTCCAACGGCATCTTCTACATCGAGAACGTGATCCGCATGCGCGGCTCTCCGCTCGACGTCGAAAAGAAGATCTTCGAGACCGCCAAGAGCGATGGGCGGTCCG